AAGCGGCCCAGCCTTTCAACTGCCGGCGTAGGCGTTCATCGCCCCAGCCAGCAGGTACCCAAACTAAGTAGCGCCGGCCAGGGTATTCACCGGCCCAGCCACAAGTTGCCGGCTGTAAGCGGCAGTGGCCGGGGTATACAACGCAGCACGAACGGCGACCTGTACGAATATATGAACCTCCTGGCGGCCCGGCTGCGGCGGGTGCGGGTCTGCTGCGGCGACTGGAGCCGGGTTGTCACCAAAGCTGTAACTTACGGCAATGGCCTGACAACCGTCTTTCTGGACCCGCCTTATGCCGCTGAAGCCGGGCGCGATCCCAACCTGTACGCCGTTGAGAGCCTGAGCGTCGCCCACCAGGTGCGCGAGTGGGCCATCGAGAACGGCGACAACCCACTACTCAGGATCGCGCTGTGCGGCTACGAGGGCGAACACGAGATGCCGGATTCCTGGGAGTGCGTGCCCTGGAAAGCAAGCGGCGGCTACTCCAAGCCCGGCAGCCGGGGTGACGCGAACAGGTACAGGGAGCGCATCTGGTTCAGCCCGCACTGTCTGAAGCCGGAGAGATAGCAATGGTTAATGAGTGGCAGGTAGAGCCGGTCACTGACTGGGAAGCAAGCCTATCCAAAATATTTGATCGGCTGCTGCGCCTGCGGGCCGCTGCCGAGCGGTACAACGAGCTGGTCAACCTGATGACCGGCCTGATGATGACCGCCGAGGTTTCGGAGATCGAGATTCCCGGCCAGGGCAAGGCCACGCTGCGAGACGGGAATCTTGATGTGACCGTCGAGCCGACGGCCGCCTTGAAACCATTCCTTTAGTGCAGTGGCGCGCCGCTTTAGAGGCGTAAAGAAGCGCCCGGCTGACCGAAACCTACTGCACCTGGAAGCGGCGACAAACAAGCTGGCCATGGCCGTGAGCCTCACCAACTCGACGCTCCAGGAGCTCAGCGAAGACCTGGCGGCCAAGCTGGGCCACATTGACTACTTGCTGAGCTTGCACCTGGAGATCACCAAGGTTCGGCTGGCCGGCGACCGGGCCGAGATGGAGCGGTTATCAGACCTGCTCGAGGAGGTTAGCCAGGCCGAGTTCGACCTGGTTGAGACCGAGGAAGTCTACCTGCGCCGGCGGCTGAATCTACTTACCAAGAACCTGGGCGAGTTGCAACTCCAGGAGGCGCTGCACGGGATCACGCCGCCGCTGTATCTCATTAACACGATCGCCGACACTCAGGCCAGGATCGAACAGGTCAAGGCCGACCTGGCGGCGCTGCTTGAAAAGCGACTTAGGTAAGCAACGGGCGGGGATAGGCAAGCCTGGCCCCACCCGGAGCCAGGCGGAGTGGGCCGCCTAACTGGGATGATTTTAACATATCGCAATGCCAAACAAAAGTTCATAGCCGGAAACATGGTAATGGTTCACCGGATTCTCAAATCTTTGATAACTCGCCTCATCCCTGATGCCGGCATGGCCAGGCTGACGCGAGACGAACTCGTGAGGGCCTTCTGTGTTCGGGATTGACAGCATTATTTTTGCCATCATTGCCCTGCACTGCCTGGCGCTGGGCTGGCTCATAAAGGCGACGGTCAACTTCTTCATGCTTTATTTCAGCGAGCGCCGGGTCATTGACCTGGTGATCGGGCTGGTCTTCTTTGGGCTGGTCCTTGACCGGGTCTGGAGTATCTGGAGCAGCGTCGCCACCTACGGCCCGGTCGGGGCGATCCGGCTGATACCCGATGACGTTTACCATATTTTCGCCTGGCGCGTGGCGAATCTCTCCCTGCTCAATGCTCTATTTTTACTATTCGACATCGTTTTTTACAGGCACAAATCCGGAGGCTCATGATGGAAACGGCGCGCAAGCTCAGAGAGCGAATGGAAAAGGTCCACAGCGGCCAATTCCTCTTTTTTCAAATGATCCAGCAGGTCCTGCCTATCCTGGACGAGGCCGTACTGGAACTGCGCGCCTCGTTGGCGGCCAGAGATGCGGCTCTGCCGGGCGCCGAAGCGTCGCTGGCAGAGGCCGAGAGAGCGCTGGCGAAGCTAGCCGACCAGGTACGGGCCATCAAGGAGGCGACCGAGATGGACCGGGCCGCGGTCGCCAGAGTCGCCGCCGGATTAGCCCGCTTTGTAGAGGAGTACCAACTTCAGCGGGAGCGGATGCATGAGACGGCGGCCCTGGCCACGCTGCAACAATATTACGAGGTGGCGGCTCAGGCTTCGGTTCTATTCTGGCTAGAGCTACTCGGATTAGTCGAGCTGCCGACCTACGAAGCGGCCATGATAAAGTTTGCCAGCCAGAACCCGGCGCAATTTGAGGCCATGCTCGCTGCGGCGCAGCGGGCCGGGGCAACCGATGCCCCTTGAACTTCTCGCCGGCTCACGCCAGGAGCGCGAAAGCAGCCGGGCAGTGCAGGCGTGCAACGACTACCTGCGGCTGGGGCCGGGGCGGTCGCTGTCCGTGCTGCTGGACCAATATAGCGAAACCGGGGGAAACCTAGCGCCAACGCGCTCCAAAGCAACGCTCTTTGAGTGGTCGGCCCGGTTTGACTGGCAGGAGCGCGCTGTGTCCTACGACACAGCCATCGAAGCCGAAAAGACCGAACTGGTTAAGCAGCGCCGCAGCGAGGCGCTCCAGACCGGCCTGGCCCTGCCTTATGAGCGGGTCAATGAACTCAAACTCCTGGCCCATTGGCTGCGCCGGGAATTACTGGAAATAGACGAGGCCGGCCAGGTCGTCGGCCTCAAACGCGATAATGTCTGGCTGCCGGACGTGAAGCAAATCGGCGGCGGCAAATTTGCCGAGCGGGTGGACATTGTCCGCTTCAACCCGGCCCTTTTTGAGCGGTATCAAACATTGCTCGACGACCTGGCCAGAGAAACGGGCGGGCGCAAGCAGAAAATGGAACACACCGGCGCGGACGGCGGGCCGGTGGTAGTCGTGACCGCCGACGATATGGCCCAGGCCCGGCAAGCGGTAGAGGAGTGGCGACGGCAGCGGATGAATGACACCCGACGAGCAGAAGATTGAATGGCTGAAATGCGCCGAAGCTTGCGACTACTTCATAGACGAATATTGCCAGATTTACGACGCGACCGCCAAAAAATGGGTGCCGTTCAAGCTGTGGCGGGAGCAGTTTGAAACTTTACAAAGGATCATCGAGAGCCGGCTCGTCGTCATTCTGAAGGCCCGGCAGCTCGGCCTGACCTGGCTCATCCTGGCCTACTTCCTGTGGCTGATGTTGTTTCACCCGGCGGTCACGGCGCTCGTATTCAGCAAGCGCGACGACGAGGCGGTCTACCTGGTGGACGACCGCCTCAAAGGGATGGACCGGCAACTGCCGCCCTGGATGAGAGCCAGGGCGATACTCAAGGACAGCGGCCACGAGTGGGAACTGTCCAACGGCTCACTGGTCAAGGCGTTCCCCACCTCAGCCGGCGACAGCTACACCGCCACTGTGGCCCTGGTGGACGAGGCCGACCTGGTGCCGGACCTGAACCGGCTGATGCGAGCGGTCAAGCCGACCATTGACGGCGGCGGCCAGCTCATCTTGCTCAGCCGGTCCGATAAGGACAAGCCGCAGAGCGAGTTCAAGCAGATTTACCGGGCGGCCAAACAAAAGCTGACCGATTGGGTGGCCGTCTTTCTGCCCTGGTGGATCCGGCCCTCACGCGACGCAGCCTGGTACGCAGCGCAAAAGGCCGATATCCTGCAGCGCACGGGCTCCCTGGACGATTTGCACGAGCAGTACCCGGCCACCGATACCGAGGCCCTGGCCCCGCGGACGCTGGATAAACGGATCGCGCCGGCGTGGCTTGAGCAGTGCTATGTAGAAACAGTGCCCTTGAGCGAGGTGGCAAGCCAGGCCCCGGCCATACCGGGGCTGGTGGTCTACCTCCCCCCGGCTCCGGGCCGCACCTACATCGTCGGCGTAGACCCGGCCGAGGGCAACCCGACCAGCAACGATTCCAGCCTGACGGTGCTGGATTTGCTAACCGGCGAAGAGATGGCTTCCCTCGCCGGTAAGTTTCAGCCGTCAACGATGGCCGCTCACACGGACGCGGTGGGTAGATATTACAACAATGCAGCCGTCATGGTCGAGCGCAACAACCACGGCCACGCCGTGCTGCTGTGGCTCAGGGATCATTCCAAGCTGCGCCGGCTGACCGGCCTGGATGGCCGGGAAGGCTGGAACAGCACCACCCAGGGCAAAAGCCTGCTGTACAACACGGCAGCCGATGCCTTCAGGGGCAAGGAAACGATTTTGCACAGTTTTGCCACCTACACCCAACTGCAATCTATCGAGGGTTCCAGCCTCAGCGCGCCCGAGGGCGAGATGGACGACCGGGCCGACAGCTACGCCCTGGCCCTGGCCGGCCGGCTGCGGCCACGGACCGCGCCCAAGGCTTACCAGGGGATGGTCTGATGTCCTTTATTACCCGGGTTGCCGGCGAACTCGGCAGCGCCGTCGGCACATTCCAGCGCAGCCTAGCCAAGGCCCGTTCCTATCACCGGCCCGCCTTTCTGACGGCCTGGGCCGAGTCAGAGAAGTGGCGCGGCGGCGACCTGACCAAGCGCCACGCCCAGCGCCGGGCAATGCAAAACGCCTGGGTTTTTACCGCGGTCGGGATGATCGCCCGCGAGTCAAGCGCCGCCCGGTTCGAGGTCGTCGAGCAGCAAGCGGTGGAAGATGAGCCGGTGGCCATCGCCAACCACGAGCTTGAGCAACTACTCAGGCGGCCCAACCCCTTTATGGGCCGGGCGTTTCTATGGCAGTACACCGTCGCCTGGCTAGAGCTGGACGGCAACGCCTACTGGTTCATTGCCTGCGACGACAGCGGGCGACCGCTTGAAATCTGGCCGCTGCCGGCAGATAGCATGGAGGTCTTTCCGGGCGACAAGGACCGCTTTGTGGACTACTACGAGTACACGGCCAACGGCGGCATTTACCAGATCCCGGCCGAGTACGTCGTTCACTTCAGGCTACCGAACCCATTTGACGTGTTCCGGGGGCTGTCGCCCTTGATCGCGGCGATGCTGCCCGCCGATGCGGACCTGGCCATGGCTCACTGGAACGGCAGCTTCTTTGGCCGCGACAACGTGATGCCCTCGGCGGTGATCAACCTATCCTCCGGCGACCCGAATGTCCCGATCAACCCGGCCGACGCCAGCGCGCTCAAGGATGACCTGCGCCAGAACTACCAGGCCAGCGCCCGCAAGACAGCGGTTACGACCGCCCAGCGGCTCGACGTGAGTATGCTTGGCTACAGTCCAAAGGACATGGATTTCATCAGCGGCCGCACCTTCACCAAAGAAGAGATCTTCCTCATCTTTGGCATACCGGGCGGGCTGACCGACAAAAACGCGACCGAGGCCAACGCCACGGTGGCCGACAGCACCTTCAAGGACAAGACCATCTGGCCGCTCCTGGTGCTCCTTAGCGAACAGATCACAACTGAGCTGGTCATCCCCTTTTACGGGAGAGAGTTCGAGGGCCGCTTTGAGGATATCCGGACCGGCAACCGGAAGCTTGAACTGGAAGAGGTCGCGGTTGCCGGGCCTTACCTGATCAAGGACGAGATCCGGCAAAAGTATTTCCGAATGAAACCCCTGGCCAGTGGGGGAGAGCGGTTGGGGCAGGAGCAGCCGGTAGGCGGGCCGTTCGGTCTACCCGGGCTGGCGAACCTGCTTGGGCAAAATGACCCCAGGGCGACAGCGCAGGCCGATTTGCGCCGCTGGCGGGAAAAGGCGCTCAGGTCCGTGAAGCGGCAGGGGTCGGCTGATGTACCCTTCCAGTCGGACCTGATCCCGCCGCGCATAGGTCAGGGCGTCAAGGCGCTCCTGGCCCGGGCAGATACGCCGGACAAGGTAGGGGCAGTGTTTGCCCTGGCCGGCCAGGCTTGCGCCAAGGCTGCACTCAGGCCCTGGTCGGTGTTCGAGGACCGGCTCTACGAGGTTCTCCTTTCTACCCTGAGACGGGAAGCCGGCCGCCTGGCTAACCTGGCCGAGCGGCAGGGCGAGGGGGCGCTCGGCGACGAGGGGGTATGGCTTGAGCACGAGGCGGCGCTTACAGGCGAGGTGACGCCTATCCTGGAAGGGCTGGCCCGCTTTGCCGTCAGGCAGGTGCAGGAAGCCGCCGGGAGCCAGGCGCCGGCGATCAATTGGGACCTGGCCAATCAAAACGCGGCCGATTGGGCGCGGCAATATTCAGCCTCCTTTGTCAGTGGCGTAACGG